GATCAGCATTTATTCGGTAACAACTACGATGGAATATAAGGAGGATAAATTATGGCTATATCACGACAACAACTCGTAAAAGAGCTTGAGCCAGGTTTAAACGCCTTGTTCGGCCTAGAGTACAAACGATACGACCAGGAGCATAAAGAAATTTATGCTACTGAAAGTTCTGACAGAGCTTTTGAAGAAGAAGTAATGTTATCGGGCTTTGCTAATGCATATGTTAAACCGGAAGGTTCAGCAGTTGCTTATGACAATGCACAAGAAACATTCACTGCAAGATATACTAACGAAACAGTAGCTCTTGCATTTTCTTTAACTGAAGAAGCAATGGAAGATAACTTGTATGACAGACTCGCGTCTCGTTATACAAAAGCACTGGCTAGATCCATGTCAAATGCGAAACAAATCAAAGCCGCAGTACCTTTAAATCAAGGGTTGCCTACTACAGACAACTATGATTCAGGTGATGCAGTTTCTTTGTTCTCGACAAATCACCCATGTATCGGCCCTGTGTTTTCAAACACGTTAACAACACAAGCAGACATAAACGAAACATCGTTAGAGCAAGCGTTAATTGATATCGCTGCAATGACTGATGAACGTGGTCTGAAAATAGCAGCAAGAGGAATGAAATTAATTGTTCCACCTGCTAACCAATTCAATTCTGAAAGATTGTTAAAATCTCAAGGTAGAGTTGGTACTGCTGATAATGATATCAATGCTCTTAAAAACATGGGGATGATTCCTCAAGGTTACAGAGTCAATCACTATCTTTCTGATACTGATTCTTGGTACATCATCACGGATGTTCCTAACGGAATGAAACACTTTGACAGATTACCTATCCAAACTAAAATGGAAGGCGATTTCTCAACTGGCAACGTTAGATACAAAGCTAGAGAAAGATACTCATTTGGAGTATCAGACCCTAGAGGTATCTACGGTGTCGAAGGTGCTTAATCAATAACTTAGAAATGAGGCGGCCTTAAAATCGCCTCATTTCGACAATAAAGTAAGAAATTAACAATGAAAAACTTCCGAATACAAATCCGATACCACGGGCATTTTGCTGATTTTAAGGCTATGGCTGAAGACAGTATCGAGGGCATTGAAAAAGTAGTCCTTGACAAACTGGGAAAAAATGAGGTAAAGTTCGAGTCTGATGGATTTACTAGCAAGACTGGTAAATGGATAACCTATGAGGAGGTTACAAATGATCCAAGAACTGTACACTACGAAAAGATCCTTGGAGCTAGAGTGGCAAAAGGAGTACCTGCAATCGGGGCGGCATAACGTTAAGATGATCGAAATCAACAAAAAGATCCAAGACGTTATTAAAGCAATCATCGCTCAAGAGTTTGAAGAAGATACTCGTTTACTCAAGATCAAAGACGCTGCTCCTGAGGCATCAATAGCCGGTTAAGGCTATTTTATAAAAATCAACTTTTCACTACGGGATACCTTGCGCTCTACGCAAATCTGCGCTATATCTTATTTACTATACAATTATTAACAGAACGTAGACGCAGTATAGTCGACGGCCTAGAGACTACGTTCATCAAACTAGGAGGATTATAATATGGCAAAAACAACATTTAGAGGACCAGTTTTAGTTGGTAAAGAAGGAACTGGATATAATATCGTTCCAAAGGAATCTACTTATACAGTAGTTATTTCTACGGACTCAGGAAAAACCTTTACATCAAAAACTGACGGTGCAACATTCACACTTCCGGCGATTGCAATTGGAAATACATTTACATTTGTAAACACGGCTGAAGACGGAACTAATACTTTAACTATTAGTCCTAATTCAAATGATGGTATTTTGTACCTAGGATCTTTGGTAGATAACAAAGATGTGATTAATACAAAATCAACATCTAAAGTTGGTGACTTTGTTAAAATTGCGTCTTTAAACTCTACTGACTTTTGGACAGTAGTTGAAGCTCAAGGTGTTTGGGCTAAAGAGTCCTAATAAATAATTAAAGTGCTCCTTCGGGAGCACTTTTTAAGGAGATAAAAATATGGGTACAAATTTATCTGATGTTAAAGCTTCAATAGAGTTAGCGACTTCAGGAAGACTGCAAGGCTACATAGCTGGATCAGCCGCGAATCTTGGACCAGTTAGAATTATAAGTTTGAACGCACACTTAACTGGAGCAGACGGTGAAATAACTATTCAAGATGCTACTACTGCAACTGGTGATATTAAAATTCATCTTAAAGGTGGAAGTGCAAGCAATGATACTTTAAACTTTAATTTTGGTGGTAATGGAGTTAAATTTGCCACTGCAGCTTATGTAACATTAGCAAATATTGATTCATGCACCATTTATTATGGATAGGAGATTAGATGGCAAATACAACATCTGGCTCTTATGTTTTTGATAAAAACCTTGGTATAGATGAAATTATTGAAGATGCGTACGAACGCATCGGTATGCAGGGTGTTTCTGGTTACCAATTAAAAACAGCAAAAAGATCTTTAAATATTTTATTTTCTGAATGGGGTAATAGAGGACTTCATTTTTGGGAAGTAAAAAATCAAAATGTTACATTAGTAGACGGGCAATCTGTCTATACTTTTTATCGTTCTCCTGCCGACGGTGCATCAAGTGGAATCTCAACTACATTATCTGCAGGAATAAATTCAAGTGTTGCTACAATTGGAGTAGCTTCAGTTACTGGGATGCCAACAACTGGTGGTATCATAACTATTAACAGCGAACAAATTACTTACAGCGGAATATCTAGTTTAAACTTAACTGGATGTGTAAGAGGTGTTAATGGAAGTACTGCTGCTAGTCATAGTACAAGTGATGCAGTTTTGCAGTTTCCAAACGGAGTGACAGATATTCAAGAAGCAGATTATAGAGTAAAGTCTACTACAATTGATACACCAATGACAAAAATTAGCAGGTCACAGTATCAAGCTTTTTCTAATAAAACTGCTACAGGTCTTCCTACCCAATACTGGGTTCAAAGATTAATAGATAAAGTTACAATGACTTTATATTTAACTCCGGGCGCAGCTCAAGACGGAAACTATATTAATTTTTATTATACAAAAAGAATTGATGATGTTGGTGCTTATACAAATGCAACTGACGTACCTTACAGATTTATACCTTGTATGATTGCTGGTCTTGCTTATTATTTATCGGTTAAGTATGTCCCTCAAAGAGTACAAGAATTAAAAATGTTATATGAAGATGAATTGTTAAGAGCTGAAGATGAAGATGGTTCTTCTAACTCTACTTACATATCACCTAAAATTTACTATCCGGGGATTGGTTAATGACTACTTTTTCACAAGGTAAATATGCTTTATCAATATCTGATAGATCAGGTATGGCGTTTCCATATAATGAAATGGTTAGAGAATGGACTGGTGCATGGGTTCATCGTTCTGAATACGAACCTAAGTCTCCACAATTACAACCCAAACCTACAGGTGCTGATCCACAAGCTTTACAAAGAGCAAGACCAGCCAGAACGGAATTTGGAACACAAGGTTTTTTACCTTTAAATCCTTTTACAACTTCATCGGACACAACTTTAACTGTTGCATTTGAAAATAGTCAATTAGTAGTTAATGACTCTTTAAGATTTACTGGTGTTAAAGAGCCTGTTGGTGGTGTTTCAGTTGCACAATTACAATTACAAACAACATTAAATGGTGATATAACAAATAGCGCTACAACAATTACTTTGGCTGATGGATCTAATTTCCCTACAGCTGGATTTATTATGATTAAAAAACTTTTAACTTCATCAGATACAACCGATCCTTTAAAAGTGGGAACATATCAAAACGAAGTTATTCAATACACTGGAAGATCAAGTAATGATTTAACAGGATGTACGCGTGGAACTTCTGCTGTTTATAGAGGGTACACGCCTTCAGCAACAACTGCTGATTCACATAGTTCCGGAGCCGCGGTCTATGGGTCTTTTAAAGTTGCTTCTTTAGTTGAGACAACTAGTGTTAATGATGCTGGAACAACTGTTACAGCAAAAAATAGTTTTACAATAACCCTACCAAGTGCTGCAACAGGCACTGCAACAGGAGGAGGATTTAATTGCGTTATTAGTCCTCTTAATATAGAGAGTTTATAATGGCAGGATATACACTTTCAACATTAGAAGCTGACATTAGAAGTTATACTGAAATAGACAGTACTCTTTTTAGTGGTGCTGTTCTAGGCAGATTTATTGAAAATGCAGAATATAGAATTAATCAAGAGCTTCCTATGGATGCTGCCAGATATGTTTCAGAAGGAACTTTAGCTGCTGATGCTAATACTATAAATTCACCCGGTAAAGGAAGTAAAGGTGACACAGGCGCTTTGTTTATTAGAGGGGTAGAAGTATTTAATTCAACAGCTAACACTGAAGGTAATGGAACTTGGTTAGAGAAAAAAGATCAAACTTATTTATCAGAATATACCGATAGATTAACGGGGCCAAAAGGCAATAGAACAGGGCAAGATGTTACAGGATTTCCTAAATATTATGCTATGTTTGGGGGAGCGACTGGAGATTCTGACAGTACTTCAGGAGGTATTTATTTAGCCCCTACACCCGATGCAAATTATCTATACAGAATATATTACAATATGGTACCTGCAGGATTAGCGACTAAAACTTCTGGGACTTATTTAAGTAAGTACTTCCCACAAGGGCTACTATATGCCTGCCTGGTGGAAGCTTATGGATTTTTAAAAGGTCCAATGGATATGTTGACATTGTACGAAAATAAATATAAAAATGCTATACAACAGTTTGCAGGAATGCAACTTGGAAGACGAAGACGAGACGACTATACTGACGGAACCGTTAGAATACCAGTTAAGTCCCCGTCTCCATAATTAGGAGATAAATATGGCAATAGCATCGGAAATTTGTAACAGTTTCAAAGAAGAAATCCTGCAAGGAGGACATTGTTTAAATGCCTCTGGAAGTACTCCCGCAGGGAATACTATTAAATGTGCTCTTTATTCAAGCAACTCAGCATCATTAAGTAAATCAACAACAGTTTATGCCGCGCCTGCAGATGCAGCTGCGGATCCAACTTCAACTTATGAAGTTACGACAACAGGTTCAGGCTACTCGGGTGGAGGAAATACTTTAACAAATATTGATCCTACCTTAGATAGTGATACAGCCATTTGTGATTTTTCTAATGAAAGTTGGACATCGGCTACTTTTACAGCTAGAGGATTATTACTTTATAATACAACTGCTACTACAGGATTCACAACTAATAGATCGATTCTTGCTATTAATTTTGGTGGAGATAAAACAGTTACTAGTGGAACATTCACAATTGAATTTCCAGCAGCAGCTGCAGCAACAGCGATCATACAACTAACATAAGGAGTTCTTCCTTATGGCATCAATTT